TACTCGGTGTGGTATCTGACCGCTACCGCATTGTGCAGAACGAAGAAGCATTTCAGTTCACCGATGACCTGCTGGGTGAGGGAGTTACTTATGAAACTGCCGGTTCTTTGCAGGGCGGCAAGAAGGTCTGGATGCTGGCAAAACTGCCCGAAAAGTACATCATCGCCGGAGACAAAGTGACCCCATATCTTGTCTTCTTCAACAGTCACGATGGCAGTTCTGGTGTCAAGGTCGCTATGACCCCGGTTCGTGTGGTCTGCCAGAACACCCTGAATCTGGCTTTGGGTACTGCAAAGCGCATCTGGACTGCTCGCCATACCGAAAATGTTCTGCTCCGGGTGCAGGACGCTCGTGAAACCTTGCAGCTTGCCAACAGCTATATGGGGGAACTGGGCAAGAGCATCCATGAGCTGACCACCATCAAGCTGTCTGACCGCAAGGTGCAGGAGTTTATCAACGAGTTCTTCCCCATCACGGAAGACTTAACCGATGGCCAGCGAAAGAACAACCTGCGCTTGCAGGAAGATTTGAAGGCTCGCTATTATAATGCACCCGATCTGGAGTGGGTCGGAAAGAACGGCTGGCGGTTCGTGAACGCTGTTTCCGACTTTGCCACCCATGCAGACCCCATCCGTAAAACTCGCAACTACAACGAAAACCTGTTCCTGCGCACCGCAGAGGGCAATCCCATGATCGACAAGGCTTACAAGATGGTGCTGGCAGCAGCATAAAGGAGGACGTATGAACGATGTGAGCAACCGGGCTGTCCGGGAATTTTCTGAGTTCCTGAACATCATCGAAGCCGATTTTCCAAAGCCTACCTGCACCACGGCATACGAGATCACAATGAAAAGCATCATTGTCAGTGCCTTGATTACACTGGACACCGAAAAGCAGATGGACGAGCGTTTCTGGAACCATCTCCGGGTGCAGCGGAACATTCTGGATTTCCTGTATGCCCTGTGGCTGGACGATGACCGCACTTTGGTGGATGAGTTTTCCACGATTATCAAGGACTTGGTGGAATATGATTTCTCTATTGCGGAAGAACAGATGAAAGAGAGGTTGAACATTGCATGAAACGACTTGTATCTACACGGAACCTGTCCAAAGAAGATTGGCTCCGCTACCGCAAATGCGGCATTACCGGCACGGATGCCGGGGCTATCCTTGGTCTGAATCCCTACCGTTCTGCATTTCAGGTGTACCACGATAAAATCAGCGATGCCACTGAAAATATCGACAACGAGGCCATGCGGCAGGGTCGTGACTTGGAGGATTATGTGGCGCAGCGGTTTACCGAAGCAACCGGCCTGAAGGTGCGCCGTGCAAACGCTATCTATCAGAGCGAGGAACATCCTCTGCTTCTGGCAGATTTTGACCGCCTAATCGTTGGGCAAAAAGCTGGATTAGAGTGCAAAACGGTTTCGCCCTTCTCTGCGGACAAGTGGGCGGATGGTAAAATTCCAGCTCATTATCTGGCGCAGGTTGACCACTACTTAGCCGTCAGCGGTTTCGACTGCTGGTATGTGGCGGCTCTGATTTTCGGCAGAGAGCTGGTGATCCACAAGATCGTGACAGATAAGCAGGTGCTTTCTGATCTTATTGATAAGGAAGAACTGTTCTGGGCACGTCATGTCGTGCCGCAGATTCCCCCTGCACCCAACGGTTGCGATTGTGACACCCAGCAGATCAACCAGCTTTATGAGGTAGACAACCGGGATAAGACCGCTGATCTGAGTGCCTTGCATGGACTTCTGGATAAGCGGCAGGAGCTTTCTGACCAAATCGAGCAGATGGAACAGGAGAAAACGGCCATCGAGCAACAGGTCAAGCTGCAAATGCAGGATGCTGCCTATGGCACAGCACCGGGTTATAAGGTATCGTGGGTATCCTCCGAAAGCAAACGGGTGGATTCTCAGCGACTGCGGAAAGAGCAGCCGGACATCTTCAACCAGTACAGCAAGAATGTGAGCAGTCGCAGGTTCACCATCGTTCATGCGGCATAATTGTATGGCGGCAGGGAGCAGCTTCTCTGCCGCCTTTTTTCTTGGAGGTTTGATTATGGCTACGGAAAATCCATTCGTAAAATTATTTGCTATCGACTTCAAAGATCATCTGGAAGTCAAGAAGTCCGGCAATACGGAGCTGAAATATGTAAGCTGGGCGTATGCATGGGCAGAGGTGAAGAAGCTGTATCCTTCCGCCAGTTATGAAGTTAAAAAGTTCAACGGCCTGCCCTATGTCTATGACCCCATAACCGGCTTCATGGTGTATACCTCGGTCACGATTGAGGGCGTTTCGCACGAAATGTGGCTGCCTGTACTGGATGGCGCAAATAAAGCGATGAAAGCCACCCCTTACACCTACACCACTCCGAAATGGGAATACAATCCGCAGACTCGCCGCCGTGAAAAAGTCGGCATGGAAGAACGCACCGTAGAAGCAGCCTCCATGTTCGATGTGAATAAGGCTATCATGCGGTGCTTGGTGAAGAACCTTGCCATGTTTGGCTTAGGTCTGTATGTCTATGCCGGAGAGGATTTGCCGGAGGATGCTGCACCGCAGCCGGAGACGGAACTGCAAAGGCAGCCGAAACCGAAATCCACCAGCCAAAAGCAGGAACAGCCGCCGATGCCCTGCATCTGCGCCCGGTGCAACCAGCCTATCAAGAGGGTCAAGCTGAAGGATGGCTCCATCATGCAGGCGGCAGAGTTTGCCGCCACCCATGAGGGAATGTGCGCGGACTGCTATAAGGCAACCAGATTGAACGTAGCATAAGGCGAATGCTTGTAAATTTCACATCTGTATGCTACTATAATAACAAGAGAAAAGAAGGTGATGGCATGGCGCAAAAGGATACATCTGAAAAAATTCTGGAATCCTATAACGATGTCTTTTCGGACATTGTGAACGTGCTTCTGTTCAACGGCAAACAAGTTCTGTCTGCGGATGAACTGGAAGATCAGGCTCCACGCTCCTACTACAAGGCGGATGGCAGGATTCGTGAGATCGAGCGAGATGTTGCCAAACGCTGGAAGAACGGAAATATTCGTGTAGCCTGTATCGGTTTTGAAAACCAGACCGCTTCTGATCCTAACATGCCGCTCCGTGTCATGGGCTACGATGGCGCAGAGTACCGGGCCCAGTTGCTTAATGACAGCGAAAATCTCTATCCCGTTGTGACGCTGGTACTCTACTTCGGCCATGATAAACCGTGGAACGGCCCACTGTCCCTGAAGGAACGGCTGAACATTCCCAAGGAGTTTGAGCCGTATGTCAACGACTATAAGATCAACCTGTTCCAGATTGCCTATCTGACCCATGAGCAGGTAGAACTTTTCCAGAGCGATTTTAAGGTCGTGGCAGACTATTTCGTACAGAAACGGGAAAACGGCGACTACATCCCGAGTTCGCAGGATCTGACCCATGTGCAGGAAACGCTTCAACTGCTGAGTATTATGACGAATGATAATCGGTTTGAGGAAGCGTACAATACAAATACCGATGGCCAGAAAGGAGGCCCACGCAATATGTGTGATGTGCTTGATAAAGTGGAAAATCGTGGAAAGGCTGAAGGTGCAAATAGTGTAGCTCTGCTCATGAAGAAGCTCTTCGATCAAAACCGCATTGAGGATGCAAAACGGGCTTCTGAAGATAAGGAGTACCGCACTCGGCTGATGAAAGAGTTGGGCATCAGCTAAAAAATTCATATGTACAACTGGGGGAGCGTCTTCGGATGCTCTCCCTTTACTTTTGCAGGGCAGTCCGTGTGGATTGTCCTGCTTCTTTATATAAGGAGAAGACAGATTATGACCTTTAATGCAATGACCGAACACTACGAAGAAATCACGGTTTGCGGAAAGCCTGCGCTGTTCACCAGCATCCGCATCAAGAGAGATACTGTCCCGGATGGTCTGTACACCTACGATGTCCGGCATGATGATGAGTGCCGGGGCATCCCTTGTGAGATCGCACCCTTTGTGATGGTCAATCACTGGGGCACCATCATCCTTGCGGAACCGCTGGACCTGCCGGACGATGGGCGGCGATATATTGACGAGGAAACGGACTGGAACTATGACCCATTTGGAGGAGCAGAGAAAAATCAAAAGCCCTGTGTCACAGTGGAAGAATTTATAGAGACCCATTTGAAGCAGGAATAGCAGAAAACTTGTGCCGAAAAGGTATTAAAAATGCCGTTCGTCATTTTAGCGTTATCAATCTGCTAAGATAAATTGCCCAATCTCGCCGTAATTGATACTTTTCTGCACCTACGGCATTTTTGATACAGAAAGAAAAGAGTTATGAGTATTTATGGCTATTGCAGAATTTCCACTGCAAAACAGAGCATTGACCGTCAGATCCGCAACATCAAGGCCGAATATCCGACCGCCCATATCGTGCAGGAAGCCTACACCGGCACATCCGTCTTTCGCCCGGAGTGGTTGAAGCTCTACCGAGTTCTGAAAGCAGGAGATATGGTGGTGTTCGACTCGGTGTCCCGGATGTCCAGAAACGCAGAGGAAGGTTTTGCTCTGTACGAAGACCTTTACCACAAGGGCATCCGGTTGGTGTTCTTGAAAGAGCACCACATCGACACCGAGACCTACAAAAAAGCCCTGTCCGGCAGCATCGCCATGACAGGGACAAATGTGGACTTCATCTTGAAGGGCATCAACGAATATCTGATGGCGTTGGCCAAGGAGCAGATCAAACTGGCCTTTGAGCAGTCCGAAAAAGAAGTGTCTGATTTGCACCAGCGCACCCGTGAGGGCCTTTTGACTGCCCGGTTGAACGGCAAGCAGGTTGGTCGCAAGAAAGGCACTGGCTTTGAAACCCAAAAGTCCAAAGCGGCCAAGGAGAAGATCCGTGTCCATTGTAAGGCGTTCGGCGGAACATTGGATGACATGGAGTGCATGAAATTGACTGGACTTGCCCGGAATACCTATTATAAGTATAAGAGGCAGATTCGGGCTGATTTGACTGACGAGGGAAAACTTAAAAAGGAAGAGTTGTTATGCAAAACGAAAAATGTGTAAAAGATGAACCCCATAGCGAATTTACAAAGGAGGAACAACAGGAATTTTTGAAGTTGTTGAATCGCATAACCCCGGAACAGCGTGAAGCACTGAAAAAAGTTCTGAAGTCCTTTATCTAATGAAGAAGGATGCCAGGTGACGCAATGGTCGCCGGCATCCTTCTTTTTTGTAAGGGTTTGCTTTATTCAGGCAGAAATGCCTGAATTAAATCCAAAATAGCGATTCTTTGCGAGGGCGAAAGTCTATCCCAGATGGTCAAAAGGGATTTTTGCTCCTCTGTCAAATGGTAAACGGCAGTGTCTTCTTCAAAAAATTGCGAGAGCGTGATACCAAGGCCGTGACATATTTTTTCAATTGAGGTCACATTAGGCTGAAGGTTTCGTCTGCGCCACGTTGATAAGGTGGATTGCGTTAGACCGGAGTTCTCGGCAAGGGTGTATTCAGACCATCCACGAGCCAACCGCTCCCGGTCGATCCTTCCCAGAATGTCAAAGTTTGGTTTCTCGCGTTCCATGTCATAGACCTCCTTGGATAAATCGTAGTGTTACTTACGATTTTAAGGGTGGATAGCTTGACATGTAATTCTATAAATCGTATAATTTTAACAAGATAAATCCAACTGAAGAGGAAATCATTGGTTGCTTTGGAGAGGAGATGAACTTAAATTAAGAGCCTTTGTGGAGTTCGATAAGCATGTGAGATGAAAAAGAGGAGAATTATGCTAAATAAACTTAAGAAGATTTTACAATGGTTCGTTTCTGTGTGCTTTATACTGAGTGGTCTGATTTATGTTGGTGAGTATACTGTACCAGCGATTGTTCTTATGGTACTGGCGGGCGTGATCGTACTTCCGCCGGTTACGAAGAAAATCCCGGCATTCAAATTTAGAAAAGCGATTCTTATCATAACAAGTATGGTGCTTTTGAGTGCTGGCATGATTACGGGAGAGAATAACCTTTCTCCAGAAGTACAGGCAAAGAGAGCTGCTGCGGCGGAAGCGGCGGCGTCATCAAAAGCTGTAATGGAAGCCCAGAAAGCCGCAGAAAGTGCGTCTCATGCAGCTAAAGAGACTGAAGAAGCAGCTTCTAAGAAAGCACAGGAAGAAGCTGATGCGGCGAGCAAAGCGGCAGAAATGGCAGCTTCAAAAGCAGCAGTTGCTGCTGAGGCGGAGAGTACTGCTAATAAAAAACGTGAAGAAGCAAATGAAAAAATAAAAGAGTATAAAGAACTTATTGAAAGTACACTTAAGAGTTCTTCCAACTATGCTAATACAGATAGCAGTAATAAGAAGGCATTTAAGAAAATCGCAGCGGATAAGGACTCCATTGCAACTTTTACCATGGCGTGGAGGCAGTATCTGAAAACCCATATGAATAACGCTCGTGTAAATGGTAACCTTGATAAATCTCAGATGTATTTCTTTGAAAACATGATTAAGCTATATCAGAACTTTCTGCCTGATGAAATGAGCAATATCTCCAAAGAAAATGATCTTTATACTCAGTATAAGAAGGATGAAAAAGCGTATCGTACACAGTTCAACAATTTCTTCCGTGGATTCGTTGATCCTACCTATGAGATTCCGGAAGTATCTTGTGGCTGGATTACGATTCATAATAAGATGGGAACTGTTTATAGTTCTACTATAAATGAGTACGCAGCTAAGATTCAAAACTATGCGAACGGTACTAGTAATCATGAGAGCTGGTATGGTTCTATCTATGTTGATGCGAATGGTGGATACCGTGAATATGTAGTTGTAGAAACGGATGGTACATTGTCTTTCCCGGAGCAGGGGGATTATGATCTTATTTATTTGAATACTGGTAAAACAGCAGGTGTTCAGGATAGTAAAGGCTTTGAAAAGGATGTACCGCTATATTATCTGCTTGGTGATTACGATTCCGATTATGATAAGTACACTGATCTTGAGGGTGCCGCAGAAGCTATGAAGGAGTATCCCCATGAAGTTTATCTTATGACCATTGACACCGGCTATGCGGCATAATACTGGCAATGTCAAGAAAGACAGTTAAGAAGTTTTTAGAAATGAGAGAATTGAGTAGAGCTGCAATAAAGGAGGCGGCTGTATGTTTTGGTTGATTGTCCTAATTATTCTGATTCTAATTATTCACAGTATGATGAAGGCTACTACTGGTGTGGCAAAAGCGGTTGGTAAGGGGGTGGCTCATGATATGAGCCAAATCAATGCGGAACTTACTAACAAAACAACGATTACCAACTATTTGGATTATCTGGTTAATTGTAAAGGATGGAAAAAATCGGGCACATTGCTTGTTATCTATGAAGCACCTAATGGAAAAACAGGCTCGTATATTCAGTGGGAACAGCGCATAATGGCAAATCACAAAGCAACCGATGTGCTGAGCAATGCGGAGGTGGCAGCATTCTTTCAGATGTATGATGCGCCCATTAAGAAAGTCGGTACGTCTAAAACCATCAATACTAAAATTATCCCAAAGACAGAGAATGATTATACCAAGTACACGAATTGGGTGTATGAGCACGATAAAGATGATGGGTCGGACCCGTTCGGAGATGATGTAGACGAGCATATAATGTGAATTTGTGCTATTGATGAAATTTTTTGAGAGCTATAGGTCGAAAAGGAAAATCTACTATGAAAAAAATTGTAGCTACCTTTATGAGCATAGTAATGATGCTTGCTATTCTTGTTCCATCTGCGCTTGCTCAGACGGAATCCCAGTTTTATGATCAATGGTATGAAGATACCTCTTGGAAGCTGGCGAAGTGCTACTATAACTGGAATTCTACTGGTTGCCTTGGCTGTGCTGGAATCAACGAAGAGTTCATCACCGCATATGAATACTACAAATCTGTGTATCCTAACTCCAAGTATCTTGCACAGTACACCAATCTGTACAACTCTACTGTCGCAAATAAAGCCATGTATGATGCCATGGATGAATCTCAGAGACATATTGTTGCTAACGGTTACCAGGCTCCATGTAGCGGTTATTTTGGCCAGATGACAAGATGTAACGGTGACACGGCTTTTTATAACTTCTACTGTGATGATGGTAGTATTGTCGAAAATGTCCAAGTTTCCATCTCGAACTTCGGAAAAGTGGATAATGTCCGTTATGACAATATCGGTTTTATCTTCTGGTCTATTGAGGCACTTAACCGAGATGGCCAATGGGAAATTGTTGGCTATGCCACAACTGCTGTTGTCGGTGGTGATGTTGTGAAATATATCGAAACAGTAGGATTTGCTACGGTACGGTATAATGACGAAAATCCTTGGGCTATCCTTGAAACCTTTGATGCTGTTTAAAGCATAAAATAAGGCTGTGCGAATCAAAAATTCACAACGACCTATATTTTTTTTTGGGTGGGGGGGGGGG